CCGTTCTTAATGATTTGGTATTTGACATCAATGATTTAGTCATTCATTCCTACCAGTTTATACGATTGTATGTGCTTCATTGTTACCATCATCAACAACCCTTACCTGAAATCAACGATACATTTATCCTGTATTGTATCAAAGTATTAGGCACGAGAGACAATCGTGGAAGACAAAGTGCCAATGCCACCTTATTGGAAACCTTACAAGAATTCTACGATACCGAATATCAACCCTTATTGAACCACGAGAAAACTGATTTGAAAAATACTACTTTTTTGTTACCGTATGTTGCCACGCAAATTCATACCTGTCTTTCTAACAATCTACAAGAGCATTTTCTACAACATTTCTTACGGTTCATCAACAAAACTACTCATGAAATTACCGAAGATAAAGCCGTATTACATACTTTCAAACATAAACTGTGTTTGATGGAAGAAACGGATACGATATTTGACGCTTGGAAAACCACCCATTTACCTCATATATTACCTACGAATATTAAGAAAAATCTTCACTACGATGTCAAAGTTCGTTCCTTTGCGTATCTTCAAGGATTGTTATACATGAATTCCGTGTTGGAAACGCAAGAACAAAAATTGTTTCAACCCCTACCACTACGCACGAATATTGTTCCCAAACATATTTTATTAGATACTGCTTCTATTGTTTCACTATTTTGCCCTGAAAATGATAAAGAAGGAAATAAAATCAAAAAGGGAGAACTACTTAAACATATCAAAGATAGCCAACATGATGTATGGGATAATTTGCTGAATTTACAACATAAAATATTCAAAAACTCCCATTATCAATTTCATTACCAGATACAAACCGATGGAATTTCCTGTTGTTTATTATTCATTCGTAAAGATTTGAAAGACAAAAAATGGGGAAGCAAAGTTCCTACTTTACCCGACCAAGAGTTTCATAACATAGAAGATTTATCCCCAGAACAATTGACGGTATTGAAACCAAGAAATATGGTGGGTTGTGACCCCGGAAAACGAAATCTGGTGTATATGGTAGATGAAACTGGTAAAAAGTTACAATATACTGCCCCACAACGCAAACGAGAAAGCAAACAAAAATGTAACCAACGCATTTTATTGGCTGAAAAAAAGAAACATGGAATCACTGAAAAAGAAACCAATTTGTCATTACAAAACAGTAAATCAGTCCGCATAAATAATTACAAAATTTATTTGGTAGAGAAACAAAAACTCAATCAAGAAACCACCGAATTTTACAAGCGAGAAGTATGGCGGAAAATGAAATTTAGGGCTTATAGTTACGGAAAAAAATCCATAGATACCTTCCTGAATAAAATCAAGGAAACTTTTGGAGAGAATTTATTGATTGGTTACGGTAACTGGTCACGAAGCACTCAAATGAAACATTTTATGCCGACAATGAACAAAGGATTGAGAAAACTTATTCATAAAAAATATGACACCATTACCATCAACGAATGTAATACCAGTAAAAAATGTTGTGGGTGTCATAACAACTTGTCCTATTACAAGGATAAAGAAAACAAAGATGTATTCCGTCTTTTGATGTGTTCTAACTGCGTGAGTTGCGAAAACAAACATACCGTATTTAGAACCCGAGATGTGAATTCTGCTGTCAATATACGGCATATCACGAGGTGCTGGGTGGAGAAACAATTTAGACCACCAGTATTTCAAATTTCGTCTTTCACCACTTCCAGTAAAAAGGAAGTGGAAAAAGTAAGACCATCGTAGGTGAAATTCCTACTATTGATTTTACATTTTTTCTTATTTTTTTGTCGTATAAAATCGGTCAGAGACCCCGTAGGGGTCTCAACCCTTGAACGGCAAAGCCGTTCTTAGGCGTTTTAAATGAGAAAAGGTGTAAATAGTATTTATTATTATCTATATATTTATTCAATTTTCCGTCCAATTTTTTAGTAAATTATTATTATATACATAGTCGTAAATGGTTGGTGTATTTAGAGACACACTAGGACAATGCCAAATAGCACCCTATTCTAAAATGATTCCTACTGCAATCACTGGTCTAACTGCGACATCTACGGTGGCTGGCCAAATCACCCTAAGTTGGTCAGGAGGGCTCGGATCTAATGTCATATATACGTACGTGCTTTCGAGTGGAACTATTCAAAGTATCGGAACAATAAGTGGGAATGGGATAGGTACACCTTATTCGGTAACATTAACATTAACATCTAATACCCAAGTAACAACAACAGTAACATTGACTGCAACAGTATTAGGTGGATCGACGAATGCTGTTTCAAGTAGTGTTACTACTATCAATCCTCAACCAATACCACTAGTAAATTACTCATTTAATTCAGGAAGCTATAGTACGACAACAAATGAAATTTACAATATGGCTAGCGGTACTGCAGTATCAGATGCACTTGTGCAGACATTCACAGGTTCTTCAGTAACCCCTTACACAAGTTATATTTCTACCACTTACGATTCAACTGGTGGTTCTGGCGGTTCATTAATATCGCAGACTTGGTCTTGTATTGGTTACAAAAGCCCCACATATCCTATTGCATTACCTACGTTTACTAACGGTAACGGAATTTCATTTTCCTGTTGGATTTGGATGTCGTCAGTGGGATTGCCAGTATGGGGTAGTAATGATGGAAGCTTTTATTTATACATAGACGGTGCTTCTCCAAATCCACTGGTAACGTTCAATAATCCTTGGGCAGCTTGTAATTCTAATCAACCAATTTCTTATAGTACGTGGCATTTTTTAGTAGGTGTTGCTAACTTCACAAGCTCCACCGCAGTCACAACGTATTTATATCTCGACAATGTTCAAATTGCGACAGCATCAGGAACATTATCTAGTAAAACAATATCTGGTTTATGTACAGCAGCGCCAGCAGGATTTACAGCTGGTACCGGCGGTGCAAGTAATTGGGCTGGTTCTGGCTCAGGTGCAAATTTAAAACTAGATAATTTACGTTATTATAATGTCGCATTATCAACAAATAATATAAATTATTTATATACCAATAAAATATAGGCTATCAATTAGTATATACCGGTAATTTATCCACATCCATTACCACCATATTTTTGACAATTTTTTTCATCAAAAATTGTTTAAAAAACGGGAATTTCAGTTGTTCCTGAGGAGTATGTTTGTGACAGGTTCTCGCAATCATTTTATACAATTTAAAATTGGGATACCGTTCTTCTCCGTTACGTTTATAGAGAACATTTTTGTCTTCGTCGCTCGTGATCCACCGATATATGGTTTTCTGTAGTTCGTTAAAAGTCGCCACCGTTTCCGGTTCATCATCCTCAATGATAAAATCGTAAATAGAACAGCCTAATCGGGTCAAATCAAAACTATAATTCGGGTCTAGTCGCGGTTTTTTCTCATTCAAATAGGGCTCGGTATTATACTGGGTGGCGGCATCTCCACCTACTGCAAAACTATCACTGCAAAACAGGTGCCCATTGAATTTATAAATACTACGGCCGAAATCGATGATTTTAAATATTTTACCGTAAGTGGGAACTTTATAGACTTGTTTGTTGTACCTGTAATATAAGAATTTAATATCTGTATTGGAGAACATTATGTTGTTGGTATGGAGATCATTGTGGGTCAAATGGAAGGTTTTTTGGTAAATAATAAGAGTCATAATGACCTGGAAAAGCGCACTGGCAGCAGCATCTTCTTTCATCAAATTGTTCATAAAGAGTTCGTCCATAGTGCCGTCAGCACGTTCCAAACATATGAGCTGCACCGGGAAATCCTTGATATATGCAAATTGTTCCGAGCCCTCTTCAGAAACAGAGGATTCGGTTTCCCAGTCGTTATCGTCACAATCGTCCACAGTGCATTCACTATTATCATCACAATCTTCTTCTATTTCGCTAGAAGAATCGCTAGAAGAATCTGTGGAAGATTCGTGGTTTTCCAAGTTCTCTTTTTCATAAACAACATTCTCAAGGTTTTCGGAGCAACTTTGCAAATCTAAGTCGTTCGAATCTTTCGAATCGTTCGAATCGTCCAAACTTTCTGCGAAAGTATCAATATGAATTACGTCGGTAATCAAGTTCTCTTCTCCTATTGTTAATTTTATTTTGTTAGATCGAGAACCTCCATTTACATATTCACACGTAGACATACTCATCGTAAAGGATTTGTTGACATTTTCTAAAAAATAGGGGGAAGATTGGAGAAACTCTATATCATCAGAAACATTGACTTTGAATACTTTTTGCACACCTAAAAAGGTACCATAGTAATCGAGACAATGTACTATTTTATGTTGATGTAACAATTTACTGGCTAAAAAACTAAAGAAATTATCTACATAGGATGCGTTGTTTGGATCACGTAACTTAGGAATATCAGTTTCGCTATAAGACAAATAAGGATGGGGGAGAACATTCAATCCAGTATTGTTTTTGTATTTACCTGTCATAAAACGGTAGGGATCTAAAAGGGGTGAATATTTGATAAATATAGGCATAGTTAGTGTGCATAGGTTCTCTGGATCATATAATTCTTTGTCATTTTGAAAATGAAATGTATGATTTAACACAATGTTGTCATAATTTTTCTCATTTGTCTTAAAAAATGTGCTGTATATAGGATTGTAATTTTGTATTTTGTCAATGGAAAAAGGGTTGTAGTTACATTTTAGATCTTCTGGGGTAGGTTGGTAACAATCTTCTAAAGTTCTCCAATCAATTGTTTTAGCTTTCAGATAATTCACACAAAATTTAGGGGTATCCATTAATTGTATAGGGGGTTTATACATTTGTTTTTCATTGGTAAAACTCAGGAGCAGGGAACCTACGGTTCCCCTGCGACCCCTCCCTTTAATTATGTTATCTTATTAGGCAGCATAATTTTTATTCTATACCATTCCCTTAATTTAAGGGAGGGGTCGCAGGGGAACCGTAGGTTCCCTGCTCAGTAGGTTCCCTGCTCTGAAATATTATAAAATTATAAAATATATACCTGGTTCCAATGACATTGGAATTAAAGAAATTTAATATGCGCGACATCACCTTTAAGCCTGATGAAAATAAAGGTCCTGTAATAGTTATGATAGGTCGTCGTGATACAGGTAAATCCTACTTAGTGCGGGATTTACTGTTTTACCATCAAGATATACCTATTGGCACTGTTATTTCAGGAACTGAAGCTGGTAATGGCTTTTATTCTTCTCATGTTCCCAAACTCTTCATTCATGAAGAGTATAATTCTGTGTTAATCGAGAACATTTTACGTCGTCAACGGGCAGTATTAAAACAGGTAAATCAAGAGATGGCAACTTACCGTAAGACCACCATTGATCCACGAACTTTTGTTATTTTAGACGATTGTTTGTACGATCAATCGTGGACACGTGATAAGCTTATGCGACTTCTTTTCATGAATGGAAGACATTTGTCAATGACTGCATAAATGCAGCCAACCTGGTGTCAGTTGGATCAAAAATTCAGCTAGTCCTTTAGAAAAACCAATAAGTTTTTTTATAGGGCGACACGTCCAAATTGCGGGGACATCTTGTTAGGTTCTTACTACTAAACCGTGCTAGAAATAGTATGGTGGCCAATGTTAACCACATTGAAGGTTTTGCAAAGCCGCCAGGCGGTGCAAAACCTAGATCATTCTTAGATAATTCTCTTCGAGGATTATCCAAGGATGATGGGTATAGTAAAAATGTAAGAAATAAAGACAATCCGCAGCCAAGCCCCTAAGTCCATTATGGTAAGGATATGGGGAAGGTTCAACGACTAAACGGAGGTGGGGATGATGAGTTTGACCAACTCAGATGATTTCTTAAGATATAGTCTAGCCTTACCAGAGATGGTAAGAATTTTCGCGTGGAAAATTTTTTGCGTAATTTGCATGCAATATCCGCTCGGTATACCGCCTAATCTTCGAACAAATATTGATTACGTTTTTATACTGAGAGAACCCTATTTGACAAACCGAAAAAGAATCTGGGAAAATTATGCGTCAATGTTTCCAACCTTGGAAAGTTTCTGTGCAGTTATGGATCAAACAACTGAGAACTTTGAGTGCTTAGTAATTAATAATAATGCAAAGTCTAATAAGCTAAATGACCAAGTATTCTGGTATAAAGCACAAGACCATCCTGACTTCAAATTAGGTGCAAAAGAATTCTGGGAAATAAGTAAATCTATGGCCGATGATGATGGAGAAGAATCATATGATCCGAGTAAAGGCAAGAAGAAACAAGGGCAAACGATCAATGTGAAGAAGACTAAATGGTAACGGAACTTTTATATAATATTGCATAAATTATATAAAAATATTTTAGGAATATACTATACATGGACAATAATAACCTTATTGAAGAGTTGACAAAAAAATGTGCTCTATTAGAAGCCGAATTAAAAGAGACAAAAGATAAATTGAAAAAATATACGGCTCCCGAACGTAATCGAAACTTTTACAAACATCATAAAGAAGAAATGCTCAGTAAAAACAAGGAATATTATAAAGAAAATGTTACCCCAGAAAAAAGAAAAGAATACGCTAGAACTGCCTATTTAAACCAAAAAGAAAAGAAAAAATTGCTAGCCGAGAACATTTAGGCATATTATATAATTATTAAAATAATTATATAAAAACAAAATCTCTTTATAATGTAAGAATGCCATCATATAGCGTCGAAGAACTCAAAGAATACTGTCAAGAGCATAATGTCGTATTATTGCAAAACTATGATAAAAAAGCTACGAGCAAGACATTTATCATAGGAAAATGTGTTACTGAGAATTGTAATGAAACTTTTAATAAATTATATAGTGTATTATTGACCGCTGGTGCATACTGTAAAGGCTGCGCCAAGATAAATGGACAAAAAAAACATAGCCAAACATGGAAAGATAATTATACTGGTGACAATGCACATAAACTTAAAGAATATATGGATAAACGCAAGAAAACTAATATGAAAAGGTGGGGTGTAGAACACGCTATTCTTAATAAAGACATTATAGAAAAAAGAAAAGTTACTACTCTTGAACGGTATGGTGTAGAATTTGCAGCTCAGAGTTCAATAATTAAAGATAAAAAGGTACAAAATAGCTTGGTTAAGTTTGGTGTAGAATATCCTAGCCAAACAAAAGAATTTCAAGAAAAAGCCAAAAAAACGTTTATGGAACGTTATGGAGGGATACGCGCATCTCATTGTCAAGAAACAAAAGATAAAGTAAAATCAACCTCATTGGAGCGTTTTGGCCAAACAAATGCAATGAAAAATGAATCAATAAAGGAAAAATACAGACAAGGTTGTTTGGAAAGTTTCGGATTTGAGAGCCCATTACAAAACCCTGAAATTAGTGAAAAAATGATGAAAAGTTGTTTTAATCTAAAAGAATATACATTTCCAAGTGGTAAAGTGGTGCAAATACAAGGTTATGAGCGTTTTGGTATAAACGATTTATTAAACATAGAAAAACTTAGTGAAGACGATATTATTGTTTCTAGAAAAGAGGTTCCTGAAATATGGTACGACGACGTTGATGGTATTAACCGTCGATATTTCGTTGATCTATATATTCCTAGTCAAAATAGATGTATAGAGATTAAATCCTCTTGGACAGTGAAAAAAGACTATGTTTTCGAAAAACAAAAGGCGATGAAAGATGCAGGTTATAAATGTGAAATTTGGGTTTATGATGATAAAGGTATTCGTATTGAGTCATACGAATAATACAGAAAAGGTCGTCCAGAATATGGACACCCTTGAAAAATATAAATAATTTTTAATAATGAATAAATGATATACGTTTTTTAATCTGCCGATCGGCAGAGCAAAAAAAATAGAAATAAGCACCCTTGAAAAATATAAATTATAATTATTTGCTTTACAACTTAGCGAAGTGAAAATTGTATATAAGAATAATAACTATTTTTATGTTATACATATAACATAAAAATTATGCATTGCAGATTTACCCCCCCCCCTAACACATATATTACGATAGATGGTAAGGGAATGGATGGTTATAGAATATAAGAAACACATAGCTCCGATAACCTTCATAAGGCGAAAGGTTGATGGAGTATGAATCTTTGCGAATAATTTTACGAATCTTTGCGAATATTTTTACGAATCTTTGCGAATAATTTTATGATTATTGATAAATCTAGAAAGAATCCAATAAACACGTTGCGAATTATAAAAATACAAAATAAATTGGTCTTTTGTAGAATCTGACAAATGCGTATTGTTCATAACAGATTCTAAAAAGGTAAATTTTGAATTTACCGTAAAAAAAATAGGATTTGTTATAAACAATTCAAAAAACATTGTTAGTAGAATTTTTATAAATGGATCTTTAAACTCTTTCATAGAATTTGATTTTTTAACAATGATATCACAAAATAGTTTCATCTAGCGTTCGTTCTCCTGTGCGTAGACTACTTATCTATATAAAAAATATTAATTTTATATAGATTTTTTAAATATGTTATCATCAGTACTTTTAGTCTCAACGATGGAGGTCGAAGACCGAAGTCGTATGATAAGATTCTAATCTTCTTTATCCTTATCTGTTATTTCTATAGAAATATTTGGATCAGGGCTCTTACTCGAATTTAAAACCGTTTCATTATGTAATTTAGCTGCATCAGCGTCAGCTACTTCGCGTTCTTCAAAATTCACCTTTTCTTTCACACCAATCAAATTACCCTCTTCATCTATCGTTTGAGTAAGAACATTTCCACTCTTTCTAGCTAATTTAATGTTCTCCTCAATGGCTTTACGCTTGGTCTCGAGAACCCGTTTGTCGAATTCTTGTTTAGCAAAAGTTTCATTCTTAATCTTCTCCTGATGCAATTGATTCAATTCCTCCTCTAAGAACTGGACATTACCAGTCTTATAGGCCTCAGGATCCCAAGGAATCCAAATACCCACTGGACCTACAAAAATATCGTGATTGGGGTCTTGTTTACGGAGCGAAACACATTTATTTTGCGCTTCCTCCTGACTCGAATAAACACCACGGACTTTGAGACCACGTGTGGATGTTTGGAAAGCGTGTTCCCTGTTAAATTGTTCATTGATCTTGTCCTCATTTTTATCAATAAAATTCTTGTAATCGTCTTCTACAGATGATGCTTTTAGTTTGTCCTCTTCTTCTTTAGAGAACTCTTTAAAATCAGCCATAATATTGTCACTATTTAACCCATATTTAAATGAAATAAAATGCAAAAAATCCATAGATTTCTCCATAGATTTAGAAAAATCCCATTGTTTGACAAATTGATCAAAAAGGTAGGTTTCACGTTTCTTTAGGATCTTTTCAGGGCTTACGAAAGACATACAACAAAATTTTTGACCGGCTATGGGTTGATCCTCATCACATAGATCAATATATTTAGGGTTTTTTTTCCCATCAGGCAAGGTTTTTTTTTCATAGGTATCGGGTTTCGCCATATCAATCTCTTTAGTATAATTCTAGACAACAATTTATTTAAGTGATTTCTTTATCATAATATATTCCATTATATTATATAATAAAAATAGAAATGGGTGCCACGTTTGATTTTAATGAGCTTGTTAAGCGCGCAATTAAATATATTATCGAAGGTCTTGCTGTTGCCCTTGTTGCACTCTTGATCCCTCGCAAACAGTTGAATGTGGAAGAAATTATTATTATTGCCCTTACTGCTGCAGCGGTGTTCTCCATCTTGGATGTATTCATTCCCAGTGCTGGTGTCACCAGTCGTCAAGGTTTAGGGGCTGTGGTTGGTGCCAATTTGGTAGGTGGTCTTCGTTTAGCCGCTTAAATATTTAGCGTAAAATAATAAGAAATATTATATGATTTGATTATATAATATTTAATGGATATGGAGGTTCATTCTACTGTCAGTTTGGAGCAATGGCGCGCCATAAACGAACAAATGGTGGATATTAAAGCCAAATATGATCTATGCAAATCTCAATTAGAAAAATATACGAACAATGATCGTCACAAACGGTATTACGAGCAAAACAAAGATCGTGTAAAAGCCAATGCCAAACAATATTTGAATAAATTGAAAGAAGATAACCCGGAAAAATTGAAGGAATACCGACATAGGGCGTATATCAAACGAAAAAACCTACAAGTAGAGAACGAATAGTCTATTTCGATAAATTTTGTGCAATAATTATTAGAGTTTGTATAAAATTGCGAATATCAAAAATGCTGTTCGGTATTTTTCTTAAATAATCGTGGGCTTGCTTGATGCAGATCGGGTCCTTTAATAAATTATTGATATCACTAGGGTTATTGTAATATAGTGGATAATTTTTACCCAAGAGTTCGACAACGGCTGGATGTCGATTGATAAAAATCGGTGTATTACGCACAGTACATTCGATCAGGGTATTTATTGCGGATCCGTCAACCAAATTCAAAAATACTACATTATTAGTTAATAATTCATCGTATGTTTTATTATCTACTGCTTCCAATACATCCATTTTATTTACAATGCTGTTTAAGTATTCGACCATATGATTTAACCAATTGTTTTTTATACTAATAGATGCTGACGAGCAAAATTTTGGGCCATCATTATCATTCTCATTTTCCTTAGAAAGAGCTCCCAGTATTTGTTCGTCGAATCCTGCGGGAGGGTAATAGTTCTCCATAAATTTACCTTTTAATGCTACCTTACGTATCCTGTGCTCGATCCATTGACGATTCATTCTTAGCATTTCACGAAGATTTAATATACAGTTTTTCTTAGGTAAATCAATCATTTCATTTTTCTTCAAAAACATTCGGGGGGTTAATTCTAATTGATAAAATGAAAAAATATTACGTAACCATCCTCCTACCTGAATAAGTTTTTTATCCGAATTATCATAAAAATGTTGCATAGTAAATGGAGGAACCATTGTTTCTGTAGGATGAACCATAGTAAAAACCGGAACATTGATATTACGCACTCGAAACTCTTCTTCAAACTGATATTTTAAATATTTGGAGAGAACAATGATACCGCGACAATATAGTAAACTTTCTAAAAATTCGGGGCATTTTAACAATTCATAATTATTATATTCGCTGAAGGATTCGTTAAATGTATGATGTATAAACCCCATCCACGATTGGCGATATGGAATGATTCCAATGTATTTATATATGTCCCGCTTCCAATGAAACGTACGGTCAATATAGAGATCCAAGAGGATAGGTGCATTCGAGTTATTCAAATGAAATAATTTATTAAAAACATAGGCCCAACCTGACCGATGAGCCCCTGATTGATCATTTTGGTCAATATAACCAATATTAAATGGTCCATTCGGGTTCTCAGGAAGAACCGGTTTCGAGTTTCCATTTGTTTTATGATGTTGAAGAACCCATTTCCATTCACTCCTATAATCATAATTAGCAGAGAACATTTTCTCTAGTAGACCGTGATTATATTGCGAATCAATTTGACCGGTTAAATAATAGCTTACCACACATACTGCTATGTTCTTAAGAGTAGAATCCTTTATTTCACGGAAATCCGAGATATTATTTTCATTAGAAAATGTCTGTAATTTATTATAAATAAAATCAATAAGTTCCTCTGTTTTTTCATTTTTATTATAAATTGGGTTCTCCGAGAACCTGATTGTTTCTAATTTTACAGGAGAAAGAGGAGATGCAAAATAAGTATCAAACAAATCCTGATCGGGTGGAATGATATCCATTGTTACCTTGACCGGAGAAAATATCCTTGTTTCTAACATCCGTTTTTCGGATTCATAATACCATTTAAAGTTCTCATATTGATTTTTTAATAATATTTTACAACGGGTATGATATCGAACACAATCTAAGAAAGTCATCATCATTTTTTTCGAATTGAACGAAATTGGTAGATCTTTCTCATTCTTTTCAAACACATACTCGTGAGTCCACCCGATATCTAACAAAATATTTTTTATTTTTTTCGTAGTATATATAGGAATCATAGGTACTGCTGCATTGATACTGAAAAGAGTACCGTGAAAACGCATTGGTAATGACATATAAAACAGGGGGTAAAGAGAAAGGATTTCATCGAGAGATAAAGTATAATCTATATTGATGATGCGGGAATGATTTTTAATATTACGGAGAACATCATTATGAATTAATATATCATTTTCACAATTGGTTTCTTCGTCTATAACTTCCTTAGTATTAAAAGGAAGGAGAACCAAATAATAACCCTTTTTAGTAAGTTCTTCTAAGAACCGGGCAAGTTCTCGAACAATCAATTCATAACCTTGTTTATAATCAGGATGAAAAATATGCCGACACAAATTTACATTGATTATTTTCTTGGTTTTATGAAGACTGTAGAGCCCACTGTAGAGCTTTTTATATGAATCGTTGTTCGAAGGGCTCGGACAAGGACTAGTACTAGGACTAGGCTTGGTAAGACTGGTGAAGTAGGAAGATGGATTTTTCATATTGAAAGCGTCAGGTAAGAAACAAGAGGCATCTGGAAGATACGATAGGCGGTTTTCGTCGAAAAACTGGGAAAATAGGGGAATGTCTTGCCGGGTTCTCAAATAAATATGATCAAAAATGTCGAGCTTTTGTAGGTTCTCTGGTTGTAGGAAAATAGAATTATAGGGGATTCCTACAGAAAAAGCAATGATTTTTGGACGACTGATTATACCAGTGAATTTTTGATTAATCTTATCTAAAAAATAGTTATTGAGAACATCTCCGCCACCAAGCAGGATCACAGTGTTCTCGAGAACATCATAATCAGCGAGCTTGTCACAATCTACAAATTCAACGGTTTTGGGTTTGTAGGTCGGAAGATGGGTTATGATATGATGTATGGACCATTTATACTGTTCGTCGCCTAAATTGCAATGATTATAGTAACCGACTACGAGAACATTCGTCATTATATTATTATATATGTCTAGATTTTGCATAACCACAGGTTGCGCAAAATCCTACGGAAAAATCTCCGGAAAAATCTACGATTTGTTGCGCCATACGGCTTCATTAACGTTACGCCATACGGCTTCATTAACGTTACTCCATACGGATTCATTAACGGTTCCATCAACTTCGCTCTCTGATCATAGAGGAGTTTTGTAAGTATAATCGATTATCTTCTACATCGTTCAAGTCATACTTATTGAAGTCGGCTCTACGTTCATTTCTATCTATATAGTTATCACAGTCGCCTCGAGTGCATTTTACTTTTTCCCAAAATTCTCTCGACTGGCAACAATAATGATTCATTATAAACCATTCTGGTCCTAATATTATAAATTTATTTATTTCATCTTCCAAATTTGCAAATGTTGCGTGGTGTACGTTTAAACTAGTGAATTCGAAACTGGTGTTGACGAAATATTTTCTGTTTCCGATTTCATTTTCACAAGGACAATTTATAGATCGTTTATTGAAGTACTTAATTATTGATTCTGGTTGATTAATATGCATATTAGATCCAAAAAGTGTATGATCCACTTGTATTTGACCTAATTCAGAACAACCGTTTAAGATTGTGTTTAAATTTATACTTTCAGGTGACCACATATATTCATCAAAGTCTACTATCAAAACCCATTTACTCTCTTTTAGTTTGGGCAAGATAAAGGTGTTATACATATCTCTTTGCCTACCTAAATGATACGCCCAATCAGCATTAAAAAGTGTGACGATATTATTATCTATATAAGGCTGTAATATTTCAATAAAATTATCATCACTTTTGTCGTTTATTAAATAAAAATGATCGACACCATGAAATAAGTAATGGTCGATCCATTCTTTTATAGAATTTGATTCGTTCTTAAAAACACCACCTACAGAAAGGTTATACATAGGATTATATTTTGTATAATTTTTAAATTGTTTTACATAGATAATAACTATATACTTGGTATATATAACCACCCAAGCGTATTACATACCTGCTGCCATATCTGATCTTGAGCCCGCTGTTTTTCCAAATCTTTCAGCAACGGTATATATGGTAAATATTGGGTCTGATCTAAGAGAACACACAATTGATACAATGTATACGTATAATTGAAAAAATTGGTGCGATTGGCAGGGCAATGCATCGCCCACGGTTTCTGGATCTCGATGAAAAGTACACACAACGTTTCGTGGAGTTCTTCGTTCATAATGGGTGGTTTGATCCCAAAAAGCGAATTAATATATTGAATATGTTCAAAATATTTATTAAGACCCAATTTACGCAGGATATCACGCATCTTATCGTAGGTAATTTGTGACATATCCTCAATCCGCTCTTTTTTGATACGGGCTCGGATAGCATTGATCACCTCCTCGGGAATTTGTGTCGTCTCCTTGGCTTGGAATTGCGATAAAATCTCTTTGAAATGATTGAGTCGGATATAAGCCGTATAAGATACTTCATTTGGTGGCTCTTTGTTGGTCGGTTTGTTGTTATCGATAATATAGGTAATGAATTTACCGCAATCTTTGTTGTTACATATGAGAATACCCTCTTCGTCCTGGGGGATCATTTCACCACGCCTGCAGAACTCACAGACATCGGAGGATTGAATGTAGTCTTGGATGTTACCGATTTCACCGTTGACATTGCGCCAATATTTTTGGTAGAGTTTTTTGGACTGGCTGTATTTCTCAGAGTTGGGGTTGGCAGTATCACTACCATCCTTTTCGGGGGTGGCTTTGATTTTAAAGAAAGAATTGATAACATTACACGATTGTTTAGGTTCTTGGTTATCCGCATTGGAAATCTGCTGTTTCTGTTCAAAATAATGGAAAATGAACTTAGAATTGTCGAGCAAATACTGTTTTTTTTCTTTCTTTAGAGAACCTATTTGTTGTTTTATGGACTGGATTTTGTCACAAATATCCATATATTCGTCGATTTGATGTTCTCTTAATGTTGCGATTTGCTCTCTTAGTTTTTGTTTTTCCTGAATGAGTGCAGGAATGGTAGTAGATTCGGTGTTCTGGAAATGTTGGAGCATTTCACCGTGTTTTATGTCGATGGTGCTATGAAGCTCTTTATGTTGGTTATTTTTTGACATTATTTTTGGATTTGTTTATATTAATTGGAGAACGTGTTTTTATATGTTTTTATAGGGTTTTCTTATATCTACGAGTTTTCTTATTTTTTACTTGTTTGGACTTGGACCTAGATCTTTTAGTTCTCCTCTTTTTAAGAGTTTTTCTTTTTCCACCTGCTGCGGCAGCAGCAGATCTGTCCATAATTTTCGGTAAATTTGGTACATTTTGTAAAATCGTAAAAAATCTTTTTTTTTTATTATCATTTTTTGTTGGAGATACTGGTGAATAAATTCTAACTTCATCGTCTTTTATAACTTTATTTTCTTCAATAACTTCATCATCTTCAATATATTCATATTGTTCTCCATCATCTTGTTTACGTATTTCATCTAATAATTTAAATAAAACCCCATTTACATCGTAGTTTATATTTTTATTAATAAATTTGTTTTCACTAAAACTATACACGATATTTATAAATTTTACTATTACATCAACATCTATAATACGATAACCGTCCACAAACAATAGAGCTGTTAATAAATTATAAAATTTATCACTTAATTCTACATTATCATTGGTTAGTGCATTTAATAAAATTTTTAAAAATTTTGTTTCATCTAATAGTGTTTCTTGAATTTCACCCAACTTTATATCATCAATTTCCAAAACGTTAGCGACCAATCTATCAGTTTCATCATATTTGAATCCAAATTCGATAACTTTATTAATAAAAAGGGTTAATTCATATAAATCTTTAGGTTCCCAATAGTTTATTAAATTATTTAAATTTAATCCACCAGTTTGGGTCTCATCAAGTCCTACTAATTCACCATCTTCAAATATAATTCGATGTTCAAATGCTTTGGTATAACCGTTTACAGAATTTCCTGTGGATTTTATTGATTCTAATATTTTTTTAATATGGGCCCATAGGTTTTCGATCTCACTAGATTTTGTTAAATTGATTATTTCTGATTCTTTTATTTCTGTAATATTGTCGTTAAAATTATTAATTAATAAACCAATTACAGAATCATTAAATTCCGTCTCGCTCATTTTTAATACTTTATCATCTACCGATTCAAATATTTTTTCGCCATAATTTGTTTGTAAATCTTTTAATTTATTTTGATTATTTTCATAATCTGGATTTTCTGTAGTTTGTTCTGAAACATCTCCTCCATTTTGCCCCCAATAATTTTCATATAATACATATTTTATGATCGATGGAGCACGTGGTACCTTTATTTTTTCTACTATTTTTTTACCTGTCTTTACTGCACTCTCCTTTAATTTTTTAGGACCTTTTACACCACCAAATGTACGATTTCCAACTTTTTCTATACTTTTTGCTACTGAACGATAAATTACACCTTTCACGTCATTATATAATGATCTGTCACATAAATAACTATCACTGGTGCATATTAATGTTTTATTTTGTGATTCAGGATCATTGTTGATATTGATTTTTTTCAAGTAAATTAAATGGCTTAAATCACCGAGTAATTTACATAGAACACGATAGTTTCCTTCATTATCTGCAAAATTATCACTTGAAAAATATTCAGCATTTTCTTTATTTCCTGATATATAATTTTCGTTTTTAATTGCATACCCATCTTTATCAATTATTATTTCAAATTTTTCATAGTCAGCAGTTTCAACATATTTTCGTATGCCAATATTAAAAATAATGTTTTTGGCGGTATCAATAGATACTGTTATGGAACAATTTACACCATAGTTATCATTTTTTAGTTCTATAGTTAGATCTTTTATATTATTATTAATATAATTATGTAAACCTGCAAATGCAGTTGCGTCATATATTCTACTAGCAGGATCAAAGTAAAACGAAGGAGTAATCATTTGGGTGAGTCCCAGTATTGATGGTGAAATTGTATCTTGAATTCCGTGTGTATAATTTATCAATCCTGATGGTTTTGTTTTTGATAACGTAATAACCGAACGTTTACTCTTTCTTGCAGTTCTATCTTCTTTACCTTCTATCATAATAATGGTTCCTTCAATACTTATTGGTGGGACTGAATCCGAAGTAGCCATACCAAATAAAAAATTTTTGGATTCATTTATACGGGTAACACCTATTTTATTTTTATCTCTATATATTTTTCCAAATGTGGATGAACCTATGGTATCGTGATTAATATCTTCAATATTAAATCTTAAATTAATATCTTGAAGATAATCCGTATCATTCATCTTAAATTTATTTTATATATTAATGTTATAATATAACTATGCAAAAAATACAAGCCTATGTAATATCCGTAATAACTATGCTCACAGTTCTCTATATTCCCAATGCGACCACAATGCAATCAGTTAATTCAGCTTGGTATACCTGTATCCGACCTACGATCACCCCACCTAAATTCGTATTCCCGATCGTATGGACTATTCTCTATATTACCATCGGAATCGCTTTAGCACAGACCCTCATTTCTAAACCATCTTACGATCGTTCCCTATTGTTATTTTTCCACGTTTGGAATTTGGTCTTAAATGTCGCTTGGTCTATCGTGTATTTCGGTAAACACGAGATTGTTCTCGCGCTATTCGTATTATTCAATATGATCATTACAACAATGTTCATTTTATACTATACGTATTTGGTGCTGCCAGTATGGGTCTTCTGGCTCTTGCTACCTTATTTGGGATGGCTCTATTTCGCGTGTTTGTTGAATTTTCTATCAGTTCTCAAGAAATGTTAAATTTATTCTCTTAGTATAAAAAAATATATAATTTTTTTATACATAACCATATAAGCAGGCAAAACTAAGTTTGCATTACAAAACTTATTTGTTGGTTTGTGATTTTTTCTTTATCTAATTCGCCATTATGTAGTGTATAAGAGGATGAAATCAAATTATCATAAAGTGCAGCTTTTTTTATATCATTTTTCTTTTTATTTTTGCGGGGGATAATGGTACTATTATTGGCTTCATTTTCTCGAATAGGAGATTTGGTGGTAAAGTTTTCATCATTATTCGACATATTTTCGAATGATGAAATCGATATATGTTGATAGATATTCATTCATTGATAATGTTCTCCTTTTTACAAAAATTTTATTCAATTTTATCTGAAGGTTTTGCCAAGGAATCCCTCAGAGCACCGAAGGTGCTCAAGGTTGAAGACCTTCGGTCTTCTGACCGTAGGGATTCCAGGTTGGGTTCCGAAGGAACCCCGACAAAGCCGCCAAACTTATCCGGTGGCTGTAAGCCATCATTCGTCGATTTCACTGAGCTACGCTCATCTGCGCGCACTACATCTATGAATGATCTAGGTTTTTCTATGCCACGTAGTGGCTCCACAAATCGCCCACCTACTAAGTTAGTAGTTGGGTCAGAGCCACGTAGTGGCTCAACAACTAACAGCAGAGGGCGTTTCACGCCCGGCGCTGTTAGGCTCAATGCGTAGCAAGAGCCCTGACTAGGCGGTGCAAAACCAGAATAGAGGTTAAGTATGTTTCTTATAATCTACCAAACGATGGTTCATTATTTTAAAGCAATGTTGAGGAACAATTCGCATGGTTGTAAGAAAATGGTTTGGTTCATTATACAATGTAAAACCCATAACAGTATGCTTGCAACATATTTCGTATTCTTCATTTTTATTCAACAAATAATATGTGTAAAGGTATCCCGTTCTCTTTTTACTTCTCATTTGTTCGAGTAATGGGTCAGTCACTTCATGAATCACTTTATCCGTGTCTGTAATATGCCTATATACCTTAACATTTACCCATGGAACATCAATATAATACCCTTCTGCGTTCGTAAAATATATATGGGCAGTATTTGGTTCCAAACATTCAAAATGAATTCTTATTCCTTTATATAGTTCGTATGAACAATGTTCGTTTTCAACATAATTAAAGTGCATTGTAGTCATTAAATAATAATAATGGAAAAACTTTATATTGTTACTAAAATTATTTTGTCGGTATTTTACAACTTTGTGGGTTTTTCGGTCAGAGAACCCATAGGGTTCTCAACCTTGCCCCCGAAGGGGGCTGAGGAGCCGCTTATTTGTTCTCGCCTAGTAGGCGAGAACTTAGGCATAGAAAAACCTAGATCTTCCCGCCGGAAGATGAACGGTAAATCTGTTCTTAGGATAAAAATAACATAAAAATATAGCATATATTACATTAGTAATGTTATTTTCGTCTTTACCTACAGATATTATTCATAGTATTTTGTCTTATAATGAAACTTTGAAACTAAGAAATGGGAAATATATGGGACAAATATCAAAGACGGATGAACGTTACACCTTATTAGAGAAAATACCCAAAATGGTACTGAAACAAAGCGGTGTGCCTTTTACATCTCCTAGAGATATGATGTATATATTTGAAATACCATTGAAAAATAAAGAACATTCCATAAAATTATTCATTAATGAATATAATTATTCAAAGCGCCGAAGAGTGTTTGTAGTCTATAGTAATAGTCGCAGTGGTATATCCCTTCGTTATGTCTCGTTATGAAAATTTTCTACTTTTATAATAAACAAAAATAGAAATGAGTTTAGTCGATATTACTGCAATGTCCATTGTAGAAATTGTAGGTGATTTTGCATTTAAGAAATTTGCGAATGAGGGTGGAGCCGTCTATTTTGCAACCGGCGTCGCAGGATATGTTGGTGTGATCTATTTTTTGATTCGGTCTTTGCAGGGCTCGACAGTATTGATGGTGAATGGGGCATGGGATGGAATTAGTACAATTGTCGAGTCGATCGCTGCTTTTATCATCTTGGGAGAACGTTTTGAACATATGGGACAGTATATAGGGCTTTTATTGATCGTTCTGGGATTGTTTTTGTTGAAGATACCGCTGAAACGATATAAGGAATTCAAATTTCCTAGAATTTTTTAATGGTATTATAATAATTATGTCTAAAAATTCTTATAATAAAATAATAGATAATCTGTATATTGGAAGCGCTGCTGCATTACGTGACCGAGAACATTTTTCATTCATTGTAAATTGCACTAAGGATATACCTCTTCCAAAAAATCATAAGAATGTTCTTCGAATTCCAGTGGACGATGATGTTGTCGAATCCGATGTTTTTATAACATTGATTAATTATACAAATGTTCTCGAACGCATTCATTATCATCTTTTTCATAAAAAACCAGTATTAGTTCATTGTTATGCAGGTTCTCAACGCTCTTGCGCATTAGTTGCTTGTTATTTAATAAAATATTGTCATATGAATGTGGATGAAGCAGTATTATTTATTAAAAGTAAACGCAGTTGTGCTTTCGATGATGAAGTTCGTTTTATTTCTATTTTGGAGAACATTTATAATAAAATAGTTAAAAATAAAATAGTATAGTATTATAATGAGCAGAACATATTTATTATCTTTCGAAACTTTTAAGACCGTTGGACAAGGCGCACTAGGTGCAATGACATTTGGTGCATATCATCAATTTGTCACAAACAAAATTATGGATTTGAACAATGAGAAGTTGGAGTTAAAACAACAATATTATAATGACAAACATAACCAAGAAATGAAAGAATTATTATTGAAGATAAATAAATTGGAAAAACGTCAGAATTGGTTATGTTAATAATTCATTATATTTATTAATGAATTATTTATTTTATAATTTTCCATTTAAACCCTTTATGAATCTCGTCATTATCAGACGCATTGTTAAGTGTAATACGTGACATCTGAAATTTTTTCAATACTTCGGTAATTGAATCAAACTGTTTCATTTCTTCGTTTGTTATTGGACTAATTTGCAAAACCTTTACACCATTTGCTTTCGTGTGTTGTTCTGGTAATACGTTATGTTTCAAATACTCGTCTTTCATTTCTTGGCTGCATTTATTGAAAACGTTCCAATAATGCCCAGAAGAAATACCGCTTTTTTTTATAGCTCTTGAAATGGTTGAAAATCCTGCCAAGTTGCGCGACATAGCTGCCTCTTTTTGCGAAGGGTATACTTCTAATATTTTTGTTTTTTTTATATCGATCATCGCAATATATTCGACCGATTGGGTTCTCGATTCGACTGTTGGTTCAATCGTTGGGGCTTCGATTATATTTCTTTCGGAAAGTGCCCATCGAAAATCTTTATATATTCTGTTATTTTTGGCGGCTTCTCTTAATGCACTTCCAGAGGAACTATGAAAGTGTCTGGTGAATGCGATAACGCTGTCGTATATTTTTATTAATTCGAGAGTTTGTGGATTATATTGATATACTTTGGGAGAACGTGTGTTTTCCCGTGATTTGATGTAAATATCATCAGGGATATTTACTTCTGCTTTTTCTTCAGGTTCTTCTTCGTTTAACTTTATGGTATTTTCTCGTTCATTTAATAATTTAAGTTCTTCTAATTTCATTTCTAATTCAAAATTTGATTTTCTTATTTCTTCAGTTTTTCTCTCTATTTCAGCAGCCTTTATTCGTTTTTCTTCGTTAATATTTCGTTTTTCTTCGTTAATATTTCGCTTTTCTTCGTTTATATTTCGCTTATCTTCTAATTCTAATAATTTATCTATATCCTCTCTTGTAAATTGTTTTACTTGTTCTCTCATCAATTTAATAATGTTATTATATTTTTCTTCATTTACCAAAAACGTTTCTCGCGCTTCAGTACCGTCATTCTTTTTAATTTTAAAATGCAATGGTTTTAGTAATTCATTGTTTCTTATCCATTTTTCAAATTGTGTGTGATTTTCACAATCAAAAATATTTAAAAGAAGAGGGTTCATCCCATAGTTATAGTTTATTCTTGCAAAACGTTCTTTAACATTTTGTGTCGAACCAATTTTAATAATAAATTTATCATCTTTTTCATCACTCAATTTACAAATATAAACCACATTTTTCATTTTGCAAAATTCCATAAGAGTTTCGTGGGTATTTTTCTTAGCATTCATATGTTCATTGGCTTTTATTAATTTTTTTTCTATTTCGTGCTCTTCCTTTAATTTGTATTCACCAGTTTTACGCAATTCAACAATAACATTAACCATCCAATCCTGAAAAACTTTGGCTATGGGTTTGTTCGATCTTGAGAGAATTTTATAAAGTCCTGACTCTGTTAAGAAGAGAACTTTCTGAATCCCACCAGGGGTGC